CCAAATTCAGCAAGTCAAAGGCGAGTTGCAGGACTTTGCGACTAAAACCATCTATTCAGCGTCCGACATGGCTTCTACCTACTCACAGTTAGCGGCGGTCGGAACCAAGAATACAACCGAGCTTGTTAAAGGTTTCGGTGGTCTTGCAGCAGCGGCTGAGAATCCACAACAAGCCATGAAGACCTTGAGCCAACAAGCGACCCAAATGGCTGCTAAACCTAAGGTTCAATGGCAGGACTTCAAGCTCATGATGGAACAAACGCCTGCAGGGATTGCGGCGGTAGCCAAGGAAATGGGCATGAGTACCGATGAGATGGTCAGAGCTGTCCAGGACGGCAAGATTAAGACTGAAGACTTCTTTGCAGCTATCGCTAAAGTTGGTAATAACGACACTTTCAGTAAGATGGCCACAGAGTTCAAGACTGTTGACCAAGCTATTGATGGGATGAAAGAGTCCTTAGCGAATAAGCTAATGCCACAGTTTGAAAAACTCAATCAGATTGGTATCAAGGCAGTTGTTGGACTAACCGATGCACTAGAAAGAGTTGATATCAATGGAATTGCTGACAAGATTGGCAGTGGGTTGTCTTCGCTTTGGAAGGGGTTCTCTAACACAGGAGCTTTGGAAAACCTTGGTGCGACCTTCACATACATCTCAAGCTCAATCAAGCAACTATTTAGCAAGATTGACGGTAGCAAGCTCATGCAGGGCATTGGCTCGGTGTTTGGTGATATCGCTAACGGTATCTCACAAGCTCTAAACATTGCCACGACATCAGTCAGAAGTTTCATTACTTCATTTGCTGATACGGGGGCATTTCAGTCGTTTAAAGCGGCAGTGCAAGATACTTGGAACGCTCTTAAAACTATCGGTTCATCTTTCGGTGAGGTGCTGGGTAGCTCAGAAATGCAGTCAATCATTGCAGGTATTGGTTCAGCTCTTGGAACGCTTGTAAACTGGATATCTCAAGTTATTTCAGCAATATCTAGGTTTATCAGTGCAATTCCGCCGGGAATCTTAAACGGTATCACTAGCGGTATTCTGGCAATGGTAGCAGGTTTCATGACTGCAAAGGCTGGTATTTCAGCGGTAGGTGTTGCATTGAAAGGTTTGGACTTCATCAAGAGTCTAAACCCATTCAAGAAATTCGGAGAGGACGCTGCAGCAGGAACAGAACAAGCTGCCAATAGTGCGAGACGTTCTAAATCGACGATTACTCAGCTATTTAGTGGAATATCCAACGTTATCAAATCGTCTGGTAATGCAATCAAAGGAATATTGACAGCTATATTCAAAGGTATTGCTGAAACTTACAAAGGTTTCGGGCAAGGTATGAAACTTGTCTTGCAAGGCCTTAAAGGATTGAATCCAGCAACCTTGCTTTCGTTCGGTGCTGCCGTAGCTATCGCAGCCGTCGGAATCGGTGCTGGTATTGGTATCATCGTTGCTTCCTTCTCACTACTAGCAAGCCATGCTAGTGGCGTTTCACAAATCATCGGCTCTATCGGTTCAGCGTTCGGAACTGTTGTTGAATCAATCGGAAAGGCAGCAGGGTCTATCGTTGAAGCCTTTGGCACGGCATTCGGTATCGTCATTAAGGCAGTCGGTGAAGCTGCACCGGGACTCGCCAAACTTTCACCGCTGGTTGAAGCTATCGGCACTGCTCTAGGCAATGCAGCGCCATTCATTACGGCATTTGGGAATGCTTGGACTTCTATTTTAGGGACGTTGCCAGCTATTATTGACGCTTTTAGTGGATTGGCTACCGCTCTAGGTTCTGCGATTAGCCAGATAGTTACAGCAGTAACTCCGATTGTCCAAATTATCAGCGACACAATCACGGCAGTAGCCCAGATAATCGCTAACGCTATTGTGGCAATTGCTCCGGTCATTGCGAATTGTATCGTCCAAGTTGCTCAAGTAATTGGCCAATTTGGGCCACAGATTGCAATGGTTTTACAAGTAATTGTCCAAGCCATCCAAGCAACGGCACCAGTCATTATGACCTTGATTCAAGGGATTGTTACAGTAGTTCAGACGATGGCACCAGTCATTAGTCAAGTGATTTCTGCCATCGTTACCGTTGTTCAAACTCTTGCACCTATCATTACCCAAATCATTTCAGCGATTGTGACAGCGATAACTCAAATCGTACCTATCATTACGGAAATTGGTGGTGTGATTAGTGCTGCATTTAGTGGCATTGCATCGGTTGTGTCAGCAGCAGGAATGGCAATTGCTACCGCTGCAATGGGTATCGGTACGGCTATTAGTACAGCTCTCAGCGGTGTGGCAAGCATTATTAGTGCTACTGGTTCAGCTATCGGTGCAGCTTTGCAGGGCATTGCTAGCGTTGTGCAATCAGTCGGAACGTCAATCGGTACAGCGGCTCAGGGTATCGGAAACGGTATCAAGTCAGCGTTTGAAGGGATTTCAAGCGTTATTACATCCGCTGGCAGTGCAATTAGTAGTGTATTGAATAGCTTGGCTAATGTGTTCAACTCAATCGGTACGGCTGCTCAAAAAGCGGGTTCTGGATTCAATCAATTGGCAAACGGTGTGGTTAAGATTACCAACACTAATCTTGGAGACATGGCTGCATCTCTTGCAGCAGTGGCCAAGGGTGTCGGTTCTATCGGTAACAACTCAGCGGGGCTTGCTCAAGCTGGTACTGGTATGACTAAGCTCGGAGATGGTATGAGTAAGGTATCTAGCTCAGCGTCTAGCGCTGTATCTGGTTTGACATCATTCTCTAGCACAATTACAAGCATTCAATCGTCATTCACTAACTTACAATCACTACTCACTACAGCAGGGACTGCATTCAGTACATTCTCAAATCAAGCTAGTCAATCGCTAGCTGGCTTAACGGCTATTGTAGCCCCTATCACGGCATTTAGAACACAAATCATGACACTAGCACCAGCCTTGATGGTTGCTGCGGCTGGTCTAACTCAGTTCAGTACAGTTTCAATGACGCTTACTGCTAGCATGACTTCTATCAGTTCAAGCATGACTATGCTAACTACTAGCTTAACGATGTTAGCTACACAGTTAACTATGATCACTACGAGCATGACCATGATGGCTACTAGCTCAACTATGCTAGGTACTAGCTTAACGCTTGTAGGTACTCAATTCATGATGATTGGTACTTCATTGACCATGCTAAACACTCAATTCATGATGTTCGCTACTAGCTTGATGCAAATGACTAGTCAGCTTATGGCAGCAGGCTCAGCAGTGACCATGTTTGGTGCTCAACTAATGACCGCTCAGACAGGTTTCAGCATGGTTTCCATGATGGCTACCATGGTATCTAGTCAGCTTGCTATGCTTGCTAGCTCAGCCCAAATGGCTGGCGCTGGCCTAGCAGTCGTAAGTGCTCAAGTCATGATGTTAGCTAGTGTATTCGCTACTGTCGGAGCGGCGGCAATGACGCTATCAGCAGCTATGATGTCACTAGGTATGGCAGTAAGTGCAGGCATGATGTCAGCCGTCCAAGCGGTAACTTCAGGTGCCATGCAAATGACTGCGGCTCTACGTTCTAGCGGTATGCAAATGGTTGCTAGCACGCAAGCCTTCATGAATCAGATTGTCTCAGCAGTCAGAAACGGCATGAACCAAGTGGTTGCCGCAGTGAGAACAGGCGGCGCTCAAATGGTCTCAGCCATGCAGTCAAGCGGTCAGCAATTAGTTGCAGTTACTCAAGCAGCGGTTAACCAAGCGGCAGCCGCAGCAAGGGCCGGTTATGGAGCGTTCTTCTCAGCAGGGGCTTACATGGGGCAAGGGCTTGCCGCTGGTCTGATGTCAGCTCTTGGAGCAGTTACAGCGGCAGCTAACGCCCTAGTCGCACAAGCGGAACGAGCAGCACAAGCTAAAGCCAAAATCCATTCACCTTCTCACTTATTCCGTGACCAAGTTGGTTGGTATATTGGCCTTGGTATCGCTCGAGGTATCGACGAATCAGCCCCAGAGGTTGCGAACAGTTTGGACTATATCCGTGACCAAGTCAACGGCTTCAATGTTCGAGCTAATGCAATGCTTACGGGTGCTACTTCAAACATGGCTAATC